AGGTTTGTTTTCTTAGTTCCTTTCGGTGCTAATTTCCAACCATTCTTGTTTTTACCAAGTAAATTCCAACCTATTTTGGTGAAAACCTTAGTAACTTTTTCTCCGTTCAATTCTTTAGTTGCTGTTATTTTTGACATATCTAATGTATTTTAGTTACACATTTAAAAAACAAATATATAACTTTTTTAGCACTTATTCAATTTTTGCTTAGAACCTTTACTATCTTTTACTAAATTCCCATTTTTATCAAGTTTCAGATCACTTCTCTTTTTAGCTGCCAATACATTTGAAATATATTGAGTTGAGTGCCTACAATTATAACCTCCCAAATCAACTAAAGGATTGTAGTTTTTTGTTTTCCCTTGAAATTTTAACGACTTCCAACTTTTAGCCTCTTTAACTGTCCAAACCTTACCATTTCTTTGACAACAAAACTTTCTTGTATCTCTAATTTTACCTCCTGAATATATGAACGAATCCATCCCTATTGCTTGTGCATAAATCCCTGATTCAAGCCTATCTATTTGCTGATAAGTATCATATATGAACATACTGTAATTGCCTTGTAAGCTCCCTAATTTACCTTCACCGCCAACAACAAAAAGCTTGATGTCGTTTTTCATATCCTTAAAAGAAACTCCTCCTGAAATTCCTTTTGTAACAAGCTCAGTAAATTCTGTTCTCAACCTTGAATCCTTAATGAAATTATCTAAAAAACCACCTCCTACGATACCGCCAGTTGGTGTAATTCCAAGCCTCCTATTTATTTGAGCTGCAGAACTTGCTGCAAGATTATCAAGGATTTTCTTGTTTCCTTCAAATGTTCCAAAATAGGTTTTATTGAAAGACTTTAAGCCCTCCATATCCACTATGTAATTTTTTATGATATCTTTATTGAGAACGTTATCAAAGTCCTCAAATATCTTATCTAAAGCCTGTGTAAGGTTTATATTTCCAACACTTGATTTAATCTGACCTCCTGAAACGTCTAACTCATCAATAAACTGCTCAACTATTACTTCGAGCAACTTTCTTTCTGCAGTACTAACCTTTCTTTTTAATGCTGCTTCTCGCTTTTCAAGATAATCAAGCTTCTGCTTATGTATTCCATCTGCTGCAGCCATTTATTCCCCCTCATCTAAATCCTCACTATTAAATGATGATGCACTACTTTTTTCATCATCTATCTTAGTAACATACTGGTCAACTTTTGCCTTTATCACCTCAGCTCTTTTGTCATAAGGCATTAAATAAAAATCAACTTCATTTCCAATTCCTTCCTGCTCAATCTCCTGAATTATACTGTCAAAATTTGCGTACAAAATCTTATCGAATTTTGTTGTCAAATTCATGTTTATACTCATTGTGATTTCCTCAGGTGTTTTTCCACTAAATGGAATATGCTGCTGCTTAACCTTATATTTCCTCATCATAATAGGATTGTCAGCATAAACTTTCGTTGCAATATCATTCTCTATTTCAGTCTTTAAAAATGGAGGAGCATCAGCATCCTTTGCAGCTTTCAAATCAGCCAACAAAGCCCTTTCAGTTTTCAGCTTAAAATCCTTTGGGAATTTATGAATAATTACAGCCTTTTCATTATCAATAAATATAGCGGTAATTGTTCCAAACTTAATATAACAAGACGAGAACTTATTTGCATAAGGAAAAAGCGTATCATAAATGCTCTCCATATCCAATTCCTTCTCTGTAGCTGTCATTGTTTTTGTCGCTTGGCTCAAACTTTCTGAAACAAATACATCTGTCAATGATTTTCTCTCTAACTTTTCAATGTACTCATCTTGCCATTTTATCAATTCAACTGGTGGATTCTTATAAACAAGCAAATTGTTTAAGTCCATCATATCCTCTTTATCTTTTGGCATTGGGAAAGTGATTGCATCAGCACTACTCTTATGAATACTCACTCCTGAACCCTTACATTCTTTACATTTTCCATTCTTTTGATTCCTTCCTCCTCTACAAGTATCACCTGTTACTCCTTTACAGTTCTCTACGTACTGTATTTTTTGCGGAAAGGTGTGTAATGTAGTAGTCAGGTCTAATTCGCTTATAGACTTAATCGTTTTCATCATACGAGGTACTGCAGGCTGCATTGGAGAAACCATTGTTCTCCCTTGTGTTGCAATATCTCTTTTATATCCAACTCTACAAGCTTGAACTTGTCCTGCATTTGGCTCTCCTACACTAATCGCAAATACATCACCGCCAATTTTAACTCTACTGATATCTTCCCACTCATCAATATCAATATTGCTCCATTCAATTCCTCCCAATTTTTCATCTACCTGAACAAGTTTTATTACATTATCATTCAGGTAAATTCTAAATTCAAAACCTTCTTTTTTTGAAGCCTTACCTTTAACCTCAGATAAATACTCTATTTCTTTCCTTACAACTAAGTACTCTAAAACATTGTTAACATACTTGTAATTTATAGCCTCTTTACTTGAAGCAATATAAGGAAACGGTTTTGCTTTCATTTCCTTCTCATCAAAATCATCAAATTCTACAATTATAAATGCGTTCGGATCGGTAAACATCAAATCTACATATTCAGTTTCCATGAACCCATCCAAACTGATATCTCCATTAAAGCCTAAAAATGCTTTTTCAACTTCCTTGATATTTTTATCTGTTTCAGAATTTCCTTTTCCTTCAAATATTACTCCCTTTTTTACATTGTCAATTCTCGATACCTTGTAAAAAGGCTGCATTATTTTCTCTGTAATTGATGGAGTTATTAACTGAGTAAGATTAACCCTTTGCTTAAATTGTGTAGCATCCTCTCTTGGAGTGAATTGCTCTAACAATTTACCTTCCTCATCACCAGTAATAAGCAAGAAGTACAACTCTGCTAATTCATTTACTCTTTTATAATCCTTGTGGAATCCTGCAACTTCTAACTCAATTGTTGATGCTAATTTTTTGAATCCTTCCTGTAGTTTTAATGCCATGGCTAACTAATTAAATTTAAGACAAATATAGCTAAATTCTCGGCATAAAAAAAGGGTAGACTTGACAACTACCCTAAATTCATGCGTTACTGCTTATTAAGAACGTTTCAAGTTTTAATCTAATTTAAAAACACCCATTTCAAACAGCTTGTGAACAATCCTTGCTTCATGCAAAGCATCATCTGCTCCCCTGTGTTTTTCTGTGTAATCATTCTTTTTAAAAAAGAAATCATAAGCCTCCTGAACTTTGGGCCACTTATAACCTCTACCGCTTGGAATTTTACAAATATTAGTTGATAAAAGCATTGGGCAAGGTAGTTTTTTACCCATATTAAAGCCTCTATCTTCCATGAAACCAAAATCAAATGAATTATTAAAGGCTGTAATTCCTAAGGGGTAAGAATCGATTATATTCTGCACCTCCTGTCTTATCTCATTTAAGTTTTTAGAGTTTCTAATTTCCTCAACTGTCAAATCTGAATTACTAATAATCCACGCTTTTTCAACTCCTTCTTTTGTTATTCCATCCTCATGACAAACCTTATCAAAAATTATCCTTCTCTCACCATTTGTTAAATTCAGCTCTGCAATTCCAATCTCAACAATCTTTCCTCCTTGTTTTAAAAACCCTGTTGTTTCAATATCCAGTATCAGGATTTTCTTAGCACTAAAACAATCATCAATAAAATTTATGATGTTCTCTAATTTCTCATCGCTATCTAAATCATCATAGGTGGCTAAATCCTTTATATGCCCTAATTCTTTCTCCATAGTATTATAAGTTAAATTTGTATTTTAAAGCCAGTAGCACAACCGTAAGGAATAGCAAGGCTAATATTAATCGTCTTAGTTTCATTTTTTTCTACAATAAGTTTCTAAATAACTATCTACAGTTTCCCAAGTTATTCCAAACTCAGCATCATGTTTTTCAATCATTAGCTTCAATGCTCTCTCCATTTTTGGCTCACTAAATTCATCAAACCAATCTCCTGTTTCACATATTGAACTTGCTCTCGAAACAAAATCATTAATACTCCAAGTTACCGATCTACTTAATTGCTCCTTTGCTTCTCTTAAATCAGCTTTAGCTAACGCTAAATTCTCCTCTAACATTAAAATCTTACTCATCATTACCTCCTTTCTGCTTTACAAATTCTGCAAATTTTTCACTATCTGTACAGAAAACCTCTTTCGTTTCAGGTACGTACAAACACTTCTCAAATTTTCTAACTATTAATCCTGTTTCAGCACAGGTACTTTTCTTTCGTGAGCTCGTTATTCTCGGCTCTTTTGTGTAATCTGCCATATCTATTTTTTCTTTTTATTATGAAATTCAACAAAATCTACTGCAGCAATATATGCACATTCAATTATTGTTTTTCCTGCAAACATTCTAAAACCATTAAAACGAAACATATAATTTCCATCTTCATCTTTCATTCCAAATGTTCTTGGATAAACTTGCTCAACAAAAACTCTATCACCATCTTTATAGGTATCTGTTGGCATTTCTATATTTCCAATCTTATCTATAACCTCCATCAAA